TGGCAGATTTTGTGATTTGCACAAGTGTGCGAACGGTAAACAGTTGAAAAGAACGAGGAAATGGGCCTTCGTCGCTCAGGAGGCCACGCGGCTGGCTGGGCTCGGGCTGTCTCCGGTGGACATCGCGAAGCGGTTGACGGTGAAGCGGTCGACGGTGCAACGGTGGATGGCTGCCGGGAAGATCGTCGACACTCGGCGCGGCGTGAAGGCTGCGAGACTGCCGAAGGTGACTCGGCTGGTCAAACCGTCCGAGTGGTCGGCTGCGGTGCGCGGCGACTACGCGCTGGACGCGACCGACAACCAGCTAGTGACGCTGGCTGAGTATGCGCTGGGAAAAGCGCTCGACGCGGACCAGTCGGTAGCGGTTCAACTCGCGGCGATGCGGACGTTTCAGGGGCTGGTGAAACAACTGGCACTGGTCGCGAAGAGCGCGGACGTTCCGGCCGACGAGAAGCCAGCGGCTGAGCGCGCGGCCGCACGTCGACCACTGCCGGCCCGGAGTGCTGGCGACCCGCGTGCGCTCTTGATGGTCGTGAAGTGATTCTGACTGTTCCGCAGGACACGAACTACTGGCCCTCGCTCGGTCCTGGGATCTGCGACTTTATCGAGCAAAACCTCGTCTTCGGACCGGGCGACCTCCGCGGTCAACCGGCGATCCTAGACGACGAGAAGCGCGCGCTGATCTTCCGCATCTACGAGGTCTACCCTAAGGGCCACGCGCAGGCCGGCCGGCGTCGGTTCAAGCGGGTCGGGATCTCGCTTCGAAAGGGCACGGCCAAAACGGAGTTCGCCGCGTGGATTGCCGCCTGCGAGCTACACGCGGAAGGCCCGGTGCGGTGCACGGGGTTCACAAAGGGCGGCGAACCGATCGGCGGTCCGGTGATGGACCCTTACATCCCACTGGTGGCCTACACAGAGGAACAGTCGGAGGACCTCGTCTACGGCGCGCTTCGAGTCATTCTCGAGCTGAGCACGTTGAAGGACGACTTCGTCATCGGACTCGAGCGCATCGAGCGGACCAAGGGCGGCGGTCGCGCGCAGGCGCTTGCGGGGGCTCCGGACGCGCGAGACGGCGCGCGAACCACTTTTCAGTCGTTCGATGAAAGTCACAGACTCACGCTGCCTCGTCAGATTCGCGGGCATCAGACCATGCTCGGGAACATCCCGAAGCGTTTTCTAGCCGACGCGTGGACTCTCGAGACCACGACCGCCTTCGAGCCCGGGGGCGGAAGTGTGGCTCAAGCCACAATGGAATACGCGCAGCAGGTCGAGTCTGGCGCGATCAAGGATGCTCGGCTGTTCTTCTTTCACCGACAAGCGAGTGACCATCACGACCTGAATACGGACGAAGGTGTGCGGGCCGCGGTGCTCGAGGCATCTGGTCCGTCGGCTGACTGGTCAGACATCGAGAGCATTGTCGAGCAGTTCAGGGACCCGACGATCGATCACTCCTACCAAGAGCGAGTCTGGTTGAATCGGCCGCTCCAGTCGTCGTCGCAGGCGTTCGACGTGGTGCAGTGGTCCGGACTCGCACGGTCTCGGGTCGTTCCGCCCGGGACACTCATCACGCTTGGGTTCGACGGCGCGCTGTTCCACGACTCGTCGGTGCTAGTCGCGACTGACGTTGTGGCTGGGTATCAGTGGCCGCTCGGTATCTGGGAGCGACCGCAGGATTGGCGACCAGAACGGCCATGGAAGGTGCCAACCGAAGACGTCGACCGCGCAGTGCATGGGGCGTTTGCGCAGTATCAGGTCTGCAGGTTCTACTGCGACCCGCCCTACTGGGAGACGTGGGTCGCCGCGTGGGCTGGAGAGTTCGGCGCCGATCGCGTGCATGAGTGGTGGACGAATCGCCGCAGGCAGATGGCGGCCGCAATCCAGTCGTTTGCTACGTCCGTGCAGGACGGAACCATCTCACACGCTGGCGACAAGGTGATCGAGCGGCACATTGGCAACGCGCGCAAGGAAGATCTGCCGGGATGGCGCGACGAGCAGGGCCGTGCGCTGTATCTGATTCGAAAAGAACGACCCGACTCTCCGCAAAAGATGGACGGCGCGATGGCCTGTGTTTTAAGCTGGGAGGCGCGGAATGACGCAATCGCCGCAGGTCAGAGCAAGACGCCTGAGTTCCAGATGCTGTTTCTCGGAGGACGCAGATGAACGAGCTAACCGTCAAAGAATACGCCGCGGCGCAGCGAGTGCATGAGCAGACGGTGAGGCTGTGGATCCGCAAGGGTGCGGTCGACGTCAGACGCACACCGGGCGGCGGTATCCGCATTGCCCCTGACGGGTCATCAGGGCGTCAAGGCGTGGTCATACTGGGCGCAAAAGACACGATTGATTCGTAGCGTTCCAGATATTCCACGCGCGGTTCTGGAAACGACCGCTAGGTTGACGCTTAGAACGCGGTGAGCATGGACGCTACATGCACGCACACCGCGCGTATTCGCTGCTTGAACTGAAGTCGGTCAGCGAGGACGACCGTGTCATCGTAGGTATTGCCAGCACGATCGAAGTCGACCGCATGGGCGACATCGTGGAACCGTCTGGCGCAGAATTCACCCTCCCGATTCCGCTGCTCTGGCAGCACAACTCACGAGAGCCGATCGGCGAAGTCTTTGAGGCCAAGGTCACGAAGACCGGGATCGAGATCAAGGCGCGCGTCGTCAAGATCGACGAGCCAGGTAAGTTGAAGGACCGTCTCGACGAAGCGTGGCAGTCGCTCAAGGCCAAGCTCGTTCGGGGACTCTCTATCGGTTTCGACCCGCTTGAGTCCGCACGCATCGAGGGCACCTACGGCCTGCGGTTCATCAAGTGGTCGTGGCTGGAACTGTCCTGTGTGACTATTCCGGCGAACGCGACCGCGAGCATTCAGAGCATCAAGAGTTTCGACGCCAAGCACCTGGCCGCGTCAGGCCGCAGTGCAGCCGCGTCTTCGACAAAATCTGCCGGCGATTCGGCATCAACACGGGTGGTGAAAGCCATTCCGAAGGACCGAGTCATGAAGAAAACAGTTGCCGAACAGATCAAGGACTTCGAAGCCACGCGTCAAGCGAAGAGCGCCGAGCGCGACGGCATCATGGACAAGTCCGCCGAGAGCGGAGAAACGCTCGACGCCGCGCAGACCGAGCAATACGACACACTCACGGGCGAACTCAAGTCCATCGATGATCATCTTGTCCGCCTCCGTGCGCGCGAGGAAGAGCTGAAGAAGTCCGCTGTTCCTGCCTCTGGTTCTACCGCAGAACGTGCCTCGGACTCCCGTGGCGGAACGACTCAGGTCGCCGTGAAGGACACGATGCCGCCGGACGTCGCCTTCGGCGCGATGGTGCTGTGCAAGGCGCATTCGTATCTGCAGCTCCAGAAGGGCAATTTGATCAGCCCAATGGACGTGGCGAAGCAGCGGTATCCGAGCGCGAGCCTTCTCCACGCCTACTTCCAGCAGAAGACCGCGGTCATCGGCGGCACGACGACCGATTCGAACTTCGCGTCGGCGCTGTTGGCGCCTTCGCAAGTGATCGAGTCTGCTTTCCTCGAATACCTGCGGCCCAAGACCCTGATCGACCGATTCGGCACGAATCAGAACGGCGTGCAGATCCCGTCGTTGCTCCGGGTGCCGTTCAACGTGAAGGTGCAGTCGCAGACGTCCGGCGCTTCGGCCGGGTGGGTCGGAGAGGGCAAGCCCAAACTCGTCACGAAGTTCAACACCACGTCCACCACGCTGCTGTTCACGAAGATCGCCGCGATCTCGGTCATCACCGAGGAACTCGCGCGGTTCTCGCGGCCTGGCGCCGAGACGTTGGTCCGGAACGAACTGGCGAAGTCCGTGATCGCCAAGATGGATACCGACTTCATCGATCCGGCCGTTGCCGTCTCGTCTGGAGTCAACCCCGCGTCCATCACCAACGGCGTGACTGCGCTGACCACCGCCGGCGTGTCGGCCGCCAATGTCCTCACGGACATTCAGGCTCTCGTTGCACCGTTCATGCTGAACGGATACGACATCAGCCAACTCGTGATCCTGATGCCGAACACGTTGGCGCTGACACTGTCCCTGATGCAGAACTCGCTGGGCCAGGACTCGTTCAAGGGCATGACGGCATACGGTGGCCAGGTGGCCGGCATCCCGGTGCTCGCCTCACAGTATCTGGCGAGTGGCGCCAGCTACGGCAACATGGTCGTCTGTGTGAGTGCCGAGAACGTTGCGCTGGCCGATGACGGCAGCGTGACCGTGGACGCCAGTCGGGAGGCATCGATCGAAATGGTCGATTCGTCCAGCCAGGACGCGACCACTGGAACCGGCGCCTCGTTGGTGTCGATGTTCCAGACCAATTCGATCGCGCTGCGTGCGGAACGCGAGATCAACTGGAAGAAGCTGCGGTCCACCGCAGTCACGTTCATGGACGACGTGAACTGGGGTTCGATCGGTAGCCCGTTCTAAACGACGGGTAGTCCGTCGACATAGGTTCGGCAGGCATCACGGATCGGGTCACATACGGCCCGATCCGTGGTTGTCTGTAAGGGAGAAACGGTGGAAGGCACCGCGACGGTCATCGCGATCAAAGACTTCGACTACAAGGGTCGCTCGGTCCGCGCTGGTGAAGCGGTGGACATGCGGCCCGTCGACGCGCTTGTTGCTGAACGGTTGCAACAGGTCACACTCGACAAGATGGCGCTGCACACCTACATGACGAGGGTCATGGTGGCTCCATCAGCGGCTGCTCCTGTTACCGCCACCTACATGACGAAGACTGTGGCTCAAGCCACACCGTCGACTCGACAAGTCCGCAAGCCGCGCAACTCCCGCCGTAGCGACTCTCGGATATGAAGTTCTTCGGGTTCACGATCGCGCGCACGAAGTCGCTCGACTCGCTGTCGACGGCCTCGAGTCGTGGCGGATGGTGGCCGCTTGTTAGAGAGGCGTTCACCGGAGCCTGGCAGCGCAACGTCGAAGTCGATTTGTGCGACGTGATGACGTCTGGTCCGGTGTTCGCATGCGTGACACTGATCGCGTCTGACATCGCCAAGGTCGGAGTCAATCTGATCGAACGCGCGAAGGACGGCATCTGGGAGCCGACAGAAAACGTCGCGTATTCGCCGGTGCTCCGACGTCCGAACCACTACCAGAACCGCATCTCGTTCGTGATGTCGTGGGTCATCTCGAAGTTGACACGCGGCAACACTTACGTCCTGAAGGCTAGAGACGGCAGCGGCAAGGTCCGCGAACTCTACGTGCTCGACCCGAGTCGGGTGCAGGTTCTGATTGCCTCGAACGGTGACGTCTACTACCAACTGTCGCAGGACTCACTGTCGGGACTGGAGGCTAGCTCGGTCACGGTCCCAGCGCGAGAGATCATCCACGACATCATGATCCCGCTCTACCATCCGTTGGTCGGGGTGTCGCCGATTCACGCGTGCGGTCTGGCTGCGATTCGCGGGCTGAAGATTCAGCGCAACTCCGTCACGTTCTTCGAGAACCAGTCCACGCCGAGCGGCATCCTGTCGGCGCCAGGAACCATTAGCGCGACGACAGCTCAGCGCCTTGAAGAATACTGGAATGCGAACTACGCCGGCGAGCGGAACGCGGGGAAGATTGCCGCGCTCGGTGACGGGCTGAAGTTCGAACCGATGACCATCACGGCTCGAGACTCGCAACTGAGCGAGCAACTCAAGGAAGCCGCGATCGAAGTCTGCAATGCCTACCACGTCCCGGCCTACATGGTCGGATACGGACCGCCGCCGAACTACAACAACATCGAGGCGTTGAACGCGCAGTATTATTCGCAGTGCTTGCAGATTCTGATCGAGCAGATCGAACTCTGCCTCGACGAGGGACTCGGGCTGCCGTCTGATATCGGCGTCGAATTCGACCTCGACGGACTACTGCGGATGGACTCGGCCACGAAGATGACGGTTGTCACGACTGGCGTGCGCGGTGCGGTCTACGCACCGAACGAAGGGCGTCGGAAGTTCAACCTGCGTCCGGTGACGGGCGGCGACACGGTCTATCTACAGGAGCAGGATCACTCGCTGGAATGGCTCAGTAAGCGTGATGCGCAGCCGATCCAGCCGAAGTCTTCGGACAACACGTCCGCACCGCTGCCACCGTTGGAAGTGCCGAAAGGATCGGTCGCTGATGTCATCAAGGGATTCAGAGAGGCGATGGCCGCGTGACATCTGACGAATTGCTGACCGTTGGCAAGGAACTGGCGCAGGTCACGCGCGAGTATGTCGCGGGCGTGGTTGGCGAGATCGCCGGCCGGCTGAAGTCGCTCGAAGACCGCATCTCGTCGGTCAAGGACGGCGCTCCTGGTCGTGATGGCGAGCCCGGGCCCGAAGGCCCCAAGGGACTGGACGGTCCACAGGGCCCGGCCGGAGAACGCGGCGAGACTGGGCTGCATGGGCCCGCCGGCAAGGACGGATCTGACGGCGCTATTGGACCAGAGGGCCCCGCCGGCACGCGCGGCGAGAAAGGCATCGACGGCGCTCCTGGCTTGCCCGGCGAACGCGGCGAGAAGGGGCTGGACGGTCAGACCGGAGAGCGCGGCGCCGATGGCCTGCAGGGCAAGGACGGTGCTCCTGGGCGTGACGGGCGCGACGGACCGTCTGGGCCAGTCGGCGAGCGAGGTCCTGAAGGTCAGAAGGGTCTCGACGGCAAGGACGGCGCTGACGGCTCGTTGCTCTCGCTGAAGGCGCTCGCGGCGGCCATGCGGCCAGAAGTCGACGCCGACGGGCGCACGGTCAAGTGGGTCTGGGCTGACGGGACACCTGTTGACGGATGGTCGGTCAAGTTCGCCGTGACGCTCTACAAAGGCATCTGGCAGGACGGGCAGACCTACGAGAAGGGTGACAGCGTCACCTTTGCAGGGTCACAGTGGGTTGCCAAGGAAGGCACGACTGCGAAGCCTGGGGCACCTGATGCGCCGTCGCGCGCGTGGCAGCTCGCGGTCAAGGTCGGTCGTGACGGCAAGCAAGGTCCGGAAGGCAAGGAAGGCAAGGCGGGCCCGCGCGGGGAAAAGGGCGAACGATGGCAGTGACGCGGACTCCTGCCTACGCATCCGTCCCGCGCGAGTGGGCCGGTGAGACGTGCGTGTGCATCGCTGGCGGTCCAAGCCTGACGCAAGCCGACGTTGACGCCTGTCGCGGACGTTCTCGAGTCATTGCGGTGAACGACGCGTATCGCATGGCGCCGTGGGCGGAAGTGCTCTACGCGTGTGACTACGCGTGGTGGCGAGTCCATGACGGCGTCAAGTCGTTCGGCGGAGCCAAATACAGCCTTGACGTGAGGTCTGCACGGTTTCCAGGCGTGCAGGTCCTTCGTAACACCGGCGTCGATGGTATCGAGAGCGACCGCACCGCGTTGAGGACGGGACAGAACGGTGGCTACCAAGCCCTGAACCTTGGGTTACACTACGGCGTCAAGCGAATAGTTCTGCTTGGCTATGACATGCAGGTTAGTGGTGGTAAATCCCACTGGTTCGGAGACCATCCGGAAGGACTGCAGCGACGGCCGCCTGTCGGCATGTTCATTCCGCACTTCAACAAGCTCGCTGAACTCCTGAAGGCTCAGCGCGTCGACGTGGTCAACTGTTCCAGGAGCACGGCGTTGAAGTGTTTCGAGCGACAGCCGATCGATCAGGCGCTCTCGTTGGTGGCCGCATGACGTATCCGAATGTGCTAGGCGAGCGCGAGACACTCGAGCAGGTCCTGCGCGGTCGCAGCTTGTCGCGCTACGGTGACGGCGAATTGAAGATGGCCTCGCACATGGCCGGCATCAAGTCGCAGTGCGCCAACGAAGCGCTGACGGAACGGCTGCGGGCCATCCTGATCAAGTCTGGCGACTGCATGGTAGGTATCCCGAACATCCGATCAGACACGCCGAAGGCTGAATTCTGGGGCAAGCACATGCGATACGCATGGTTGCTGGCTGACCGTCCATACGTGAGCTCGTTCATCACGCGACCGGACTCGGCGCCGTGGATCAACACGCCGGAATACTGGGCGGCCATGTCGTCGTTGTGGGTCGGTCAGGACATCTTGCTGGTGCGCGGCAGCGGCAAGTCGCTGACCACTGAGGACGTCGAAGGCGCCAAGGAAATCACTGAAGTCATGGCTCCGCGGCAACACGCGTGGGCAGAATACGCGTCCATACTGGAGCGCGTCACGAGCCTGAATCCCAAGCGCGTGTTGATTGGCCTCGGTCCTACGGCTACGGTTCTCGCGGTGGACTTGTGCGCGCGCGGCATTCACGCGGTAGACCTGGGGCACGCAGCAATGTTTCTCCGCAAGTTTCGACGCGGCGAACCCATGATTGTGACCGAAGAAGACAAGGCGATCCCGGCATGAATCCGAACGTGCTGATCGTTGGAGTCGGCAAAGGCTCCTGGCAGATCCGAGGCATACAGATCGGCACAGCGCTGGGCGCTCGAGTCACGTCGTCTCCTACCGAACAGGACTGGCGATGGGCTGATGTCTGCATCTTGGTGAAGCGCGCACTTGACGTGTTTGCATCGGCTGCGCATGCGTTCAGTGTGCCGATTATTTGGGACGCTCTGGACTTCTGGATACAGCCAGAGATGAATCAGATGTCGGATGCGCAGGCGCTGTGGCTGGCCCAGTCACAATTGAGCCGCGTGAAGACGTCACTGGTCATTGGCGCTACTGTCGCCATGTCGGAAGACCTTGGAGGCGTCTACCTGCCGCATCATTCGAGGCCGAGACTGTCTCCTGCTCCGGCACGCGAGAAACTGCAAGTCGTCGCCTACGAAGGAATGGCCAAGTATCTCGGATCATGGCGATCTGCGCTGGAGATTGTCTGCTCGCGCCTTGGACTGGTCTTTGTCGTGAACCCTGCCGACCTGCGCGAGGCCGATGTGATAGTGGCCTTCCGAGGGGAGAAGTGGGACGGTCCGATCTGCCGACGGTGGAAGAGCGGCGTCAAGGTCGTGAACGCTCTCGCGGCCGGACGCCCGCTGATCACGCAGAACAGCTCAGCCTACTCGGAGCTTCAGACGCCTGGATTCGTCGTGGAGCATGCCGATCAGTTGGAGTCGGCGATCCTGTCCTACGCATCTAAGGAATCGCGCCAGTCGGTGGCTAACGAGTGCCGCCTGCGGGCGCCAGAATTCGCGCTCGGCGCCGTGGCGGCTCGCTACCGCACGATGATTGAGTCGGCCGTGAGGCGCGCGGCATGAGTGCCACGATGACGATCCCTGAGGTGTGGCATGTGCCTCGCGAGTGGACCGGGCGCTGCTTCGTCATCGCTGGCGGGGAAAGCGTGCAGGCTCAGCGACATCTCGTGCCGCGGCTGGTCGGGCCTATCATCGCGATCAAGGAGGCCGTGCTGTTGCGTCCTGATGCGGACGTGCTATTTCTCGGCGGTGAGGCGACGGACGCACTTGTGAAGAACCTGATCCCGAAGTTCCGTGGTCGTTACATGGTGGCTCGCGGGAAGTTCCCGGCGACGTTTCCGGCGTCTGTCAAGCGATTGACTCGGACCAAGATCCACACCGCGCTGTGCGACACGCCCGGCCAGGTGGCAGGCTACGACTCAGGCACGAGCGCGATCAATCTTGCGTATCAGTTCGGAGCGACCGAGATCGTCGTGCTCGGGATGGATATGTGCGGATCACGATGGTTCAAGGACGAATGGCCGCATCCGCTGATGCAGATTCCGGCCGACCACTTCCGAACGCATCTTGGCCCGTTGCCGGAATTGGCGGCCGACGCGAGACGGAAGGGTATTCGGATCGTGAACGTCTCGCCCATTTCGAAGATTGACTGCTTCGAGCGGCAGTCCCTGGAGTCGTTCCTGTGAGCGTCGTCGTCTACACAACGATCTTCGGTGGCAGCGACAGCCTGAAGCGCGCTCCGTCCGGCGCAAGCCGTTGCGTGTGCTTTGTGGATGATCCGTCGATCTACTCGGGAGACACTCGCGGATGGGAACTGGTCAAGCACGCGGCATCAGACCCTCGGCGTGAGGCGTGGCACCTGCGCTGCGTGGCTCATAATCTGTTTCGAGACGCGCGCAAGACGGTCTGGGTAGACGCCTCGTTCACCATCACCGACCTCAACCGTCTCCTGTTGGACTCCAGCGGCCACGCGCTCTCCGCGCTGCGACACCACGCGCGACACTCGTGCTACGACGAAGGTCGCGAAGTCGTGCGAGTCGGCCAGTCGGACCAGACATCAGTGAGCATGCAACTGAACGGCTATCGTCGCGAAGGCTTCCAGCCGGACGAACTCAGCATCTCGTGCATAATCGTGCGAGAGAACACGTCAGACGTGATGGCGTTCAACGAGGCGTGGGATGCGGAGATCAAGCAACACTCGGGCGACAACACGCAGCTGAGTCTCGACTACTGCGCGTGGAAGACCGGCGTAGGCGTGCATCATCTGCACGGCGTGCGTAAGAGCAACCCGTATGCGATTCACGACCACACGGATCACAAGAAGCGAAGGAAGGCATACAGATGAACAGACGTGAAGCGATCGCAGCGCTGGTGGCACTTCCAGCGTCGGTTTCAATCAGTAAAACTGAAGTCACCAGCGCTGACACTATCGTGGTCGAGTGCGACCAGTTCCTGTCGAATCAAGAGACACAAAGGATGGATGAGATCCTGAAGAGTGTATGGCCGACATCCAAGGTCGTCGTGCTGGACAGAGGCATCAAGTTGAAGGTCTTGAGGCAGTCGTGAACGAAACGATCCGGCTGTTCATCGGCGCGGCTGCGAACAGCATCGACCTCGAGTCCCAGATGGTCGCCGAATACAGCGCGCGCAAGCTCTGCTCGTTGCCGCTGGAAATCACGTGGATGCAGCAGGCCGCGAAGGGTCCCTACGCTGGTTGGAACTGCGGGTCCGGCCGGACTCCGTTCACACACTACCGCTGGTCTCTTCCGGCGATGTGCGGCTTCGAGGGCAAGGCGATTTACACAGACGTGGACTTCCTGTTCATGGCCGACCTCGCCGAGTTGTGGATCCAGACTGTGCCTGGTGTCTTTCTGGCGAAGGTCGGCAAGAAGGGACTCCACAAGACGTGCTGCATGCTGTTCGACTGCGCCAAGGCGAAGGGCCATGTGCCTGACTTGCCAGGGCTTCGAAAGATGGCCGACCCGCAGGGCACGCTGTTCAAATACTTTACCGAGCGGCCTGAGCTCTACAGCGGCTTCGAGGGTGACTGGAACGCGATCGACGTGAAGGGATACGACGACATCCACGATCCGCGCATCAAGGCCATTCACTACTCGCGCATCGAGACGCAGCCGTCGGTGCCGTATGCCAAGAAGCGACTCGAATTGGAAGGCAAGACGCACTGGTATACCGGGCCGACAGGGCCGCACGAACGGAAAGACTTGATCGCGCTGTTCGACTCGCTCTACCGTGAGGCGCTGGACGCCGGCTACACGCTCGACCAGTATCGCGTTGAGGGCTTCGCTGGAGCCACGCGCAAGAACTTCACCTACGCACACAGCCGGGTGACGGCGTGAGTTCGGCGTTGGCCATGCAGCGCGGAGACCTCATTACGGCCGAGTATCTAGCGTTGCAGAAGGAACTACACTCGCGGCCGAGAGGCTACGGCGGTAAGGGTGACAAGTGGGCCAATGGCGTGGCGGATCTGGTCGCCAAGCACGGATGCTACTCGGTGCTGGACTACGGATGCGGTGAGGGCTCGCTGAAGAAGTCACTGCGCCCGCTGCTGCCGATGGTCGTTCGCATCGACGAATACGATCCGGCCATCGCAGGCAAGGACTCTAAGCCAGAGTTCGCTGACTTGGTTGTCTGCACGGACGTGCTCGAGCATATCGAGCCCGATTGCCTCGAAAATGTTCTTGCGCATCTGAAGGTTCTCGCGCGCAAGGCGGTCTTTGTCGTTGTCGCGACGAGGCCCTCGAACAAGACGATGGCCGATGGGCGGAACGCGCATCTGATCATAGAGCCTGACGCGTGGTGGCAGTCTCGAGTCGAGAGCGTCGGTTTCACGGTATGGCCTGGGCCACAGTCTCCGCTGAAGAAGGTCTCTCGGGAATGGGTCGCGGTGCTGACATCATGATTGCTGTGTGTCTTTTGACGTGCGACCGGCCAGAACTTACGGCCATCGCTGCGGAGTCGTTCGACCGACATCATCGCCGCCGGCAGATGCTGCGTCTGCATTGCGATTGTGGCTCAGGCCACACGGAAGAGAACGTTTCGATCGCCAAGGCGCACGGGTTCACGACGCTGATCGCGCCAGATGAACGCATCGGTCAGATGGCTACGCTGAAAGTGTTCCTCGAAGCCGTCACAAAGGCGAACTGTCAGTGGCTGCTGTGGCTGGAGAACGACTGGGAGACGGTCGCTCCGCTGCCATCAGAGCAGTTCCTACGCAACTCCGGAGCGGATACAGTCCGACTCTTCGGCGTCAAGAAGATGCGCTCGGGGCCGCGGCAGTGGGCCGGATCGCGTCGCATCCTGACGCAGGAGCCGATCGACTGGCAGCCGGACATGCCGGGATGGGAGTCAGGCCGCGCACATTGGGGCGGTGGAGGGACGCTGGTCAAGACGGAAGTGTTGCAGCGTCAGATTCATCAGTCTCGACTGAAGGACGTCATCAAGGCCGAGAACAATCTCCTGAGTCTGCGGCCGGTTGAGAACCTAATGTGGTGCAACGGACTGGAAACCACGCCGGGCGTAATCGGATGATGACCGTCGACGCGGAACGAGGGCGCGGCGAATTCTGCGGCATGCTCGCCGGAATGGGCGCGAAGCGCGGCGCTGAGATTGGCGTGTGGGCCGGGGAGTTCTCCGAAATGCTCTGTCGCATGGTGCCAGGGCTGCACCTGACATGCGTCGATCCGTGGATGGCCTACGACGACTACAGGGAGAAGAAGAACGACCAGCCACGACTGGAGGCCGCGTATCAGGCCACGCGCGCCCGTCTGAAGCGGATGCCTCACGAGATTCTGCGCATGACCTCGTTCCAGGCGGCGGCCCTCGTTCCTGACGGTTCGCTGGACTTCGTATACATCGACGGGAACCACGCAGAACAGTTCGTCCGAGCCGACCTGGAGCGATGGAGTCCGAAGGTCCGGCAGGGCGGTATCGTAGCCGGGCACGACTACGAACTGAAGCCCACGCACGCGCATGTCGAAGTCAAGGCGGCCGTTGACGCGTTCATGCGAGACCATCGCATCGAGAACGGCTACGTCCTAACCAAGGACAAAGCGCCGTCGTTCTATTGGGTGAAGCCGTGATCCAACACGAGGGGCTCTTCTGGCCTGACGACGTTGGCGAGAAGTGGCAGCACGCGCTGATGCACGTGAAGTCAGTGGAGTGGGCGATCGCGCATTGCAATCGCCGACGCACGGCGGTGCAGGCCGGAGGCAACGTGGGGCTGTGGCCACGGCGTCTAGCGGAGTCGTTCCAGCGCGTGATCACGTTCGAGCCTGACGCGCGCTCGAGAGAGTGCTTGCTGCTGAACGTACCGCCGTCTGTGGAGGTGCACGCAGCAGCGCTGGCCGACGAGCCTGGGCAGTGCAGCATGATTCACAAGAGCCTCGGGTCGCATCGGGTCTACTTCACCGGTGACAACGAGATCCCAATGGAGACGGTCGACTCGTTGGAGCTGGACGATCTGGACTTCCTGCAACTCGACATCGAGGGCTACGAATGGCACGCGCTGAACGGCGCGAAGAAGACCGTCGACCGCTGCCATCCCATGATTCAGATTGAGTTTCGGCACCACACGAACAAATACGGCCAGAGCGACGAGAGTGTGCGCGCGTTGCTGGCGACGTGGGGATATCAGATGCTCTCGAAGCAGCAAGGGTCAGACGAAGTGTTCGGAGTCCCCGCATGAGAGACCTGACCATTGTGCTTCCGCACTTCTGCAACTTGGGTATGTTCACTGAGCAGCAAGCCGTCTGGCAGGACATGCCCGCAGAACTTCGGTCACGGCTGCACGTGGTCCTGGTTGACGACTGCTCACCGAAGGGGGCGCGTCCGTCTGCGAAGTCTGTCTCAGTCGAAGGGCTAGGCTCGCTGCGCATCTACCGGCGGACCGAGAAGAAGCGATGG